ACAAACCTACAATATCTACTCTTCGCAATATACTCTTGGTAAAAATCCATCATTCTATTTCCTTTATTAGTTTATCGTAACTGTCCTCCACAACATCTTCAAATCTAGTTAATATCTCTAAAGACGTAAGCCCTAACATTTCAACTATTTCTATTTCATCTATTACAGAAAGCTTCTCTATTAATTCAGGAAGAGTGAGCTGATCTCTAAGAAACATCTTCTTTCTCCATGTCTTCTATTTCCATCAACACTAAAGTACAGTACCCAGAGATGTCACGCCATGAGTCATCATAGAGAGGATCACCATTAAGAATCCTAGCTAACTTGTTTGCTATTAACTCAAGAGACTCTACCATATAAGCTGGCATCAGAGGGTAATTACGAGAGTTCTTAATTACTTTCTTTATGTCCTGACTGATCTGACTTACGTCCCTATATTCTCCATAAGTACCTGCTCTGGTTTGTAATACCTTTTTAATTTCCATACTGTTTCCTTAGATAGTTAATTGACACAGGCATCTCATCAAAGCTACCATTGTCTACTTCATTGAACACCCACACACCAGACCAGCTACCATTAGTCTGAGGATTAAGATACTCCTCATCGTGCTGGTAAAAGATACCAGCAAACAAACCAGTGATCCTAGAGCCGTCAGCTTTCTTACTGAACGCTATAGATCTATCTTGGACATGACCCATGATACAGCTCATGTGTTTCTTTTGTAATAAAAGATTAGGGCTGCTGACAGGTCTACCCATAACACCTGAAGTAAAGTAGTGGCTATAAGCTATCCCATTGATTACCGCTACATCAAGAAAAGGACGGACCTCCCAGTTATATTTCTTTAGATTAAAATCATTATAACCAATCAGTCCTTCTAGCTTCCTGTCAGACTCAATAGCTCTATCGATGCGGTACTCATGATTACCAATAAGAAAGACCTTCTTAGGTTTCCAGACTTTCTTCTTGTTTAGTCGCTGCCTCTTTTGTTCTGCAATGATAGGTTTCATGAAGGTATCCATAGCCTTGTTACCAGCCTCGATATCATCATGATAAGTCCTACCCTCAAACGACTTCTTACCAATGTCGTAAACACTTAGGCTGGGCATATCCCAATGATCTCCTAAATGAACAATGACATCAGGCTTAGTCTTAACAGCGTATTGCCCTGCCCATTCTAAATGATCGAATGAGTTATTAGGTTTACATTGTGTGTCAGGGATTACTAAATGTCTCATTGGTTCCTTTCAATAAAGTAACAAAGTATTCAGCATCAATAACAGCAAGAGGCTTAGAATGATTCTGCTTAACAATGACAACAGGTTGTCTACCTTCAGGACAGTTGTCAGCAGCTTGCGAGTAGAAAGCGTAAACAGCCATAGACTCTCTTGACTTACACTCTACTGATATGCCTAACTGATCTCCTACCTCTTGAGAGAACAGTATGTCCTCACCTCCAGCACCCATGCTTGTAGATCTTACATCTGATCGTGAAAATGAAAACGCTCCAATGATTTGATCTCTGAACCACTGTTGGAGTTTTCTTCCTTTGGCTTTTGCGCTTTGGGTTTTGATGGCTTTCTCCTTATGTTTAAGAATTTATTTAAACGTACTCTTTTCATCTTTGTGATCCATCCTTTAGGGATGTGTAGCCTTGAGTTAGACTGTTCATTCGACAGCGCAGCAGCAATACATATAGCTGAAGCATCCTCTGACACAACAAACCCAACACTCAAAACAGGATGAATGTTAGGCTTAACATTGTCTTCCCAACCACAATCAGATAGAGCATCCCACCACTCTATGTAAACTATTTCTGGAAAGTCTTTAGTGTTCAAAGATTCCCAAAGTTTCTTAGTATCCATAACAACCTTTCTATTAGTATTGTTCATAAAGAGGTGGGTCCCAAATCTCATTCTCCTGTCTACGAATCCACAACAACCTGCCACGTTCAGTTATTGTATCTATGTCATTCTTATACTTTTTACAAACAGCATCAAACATTTCGTTTTCAGAAAAACATTTCTCAAGAATCTTTTTAGCTTTGACTGGACCTATACCTTTAAGACCAGCAATGTTGTCAACTCGATCACCAGTAAGAAGTTGAATGTAGAAATTCTTAATGGCTTGAGCTTCGGTAACATAATACAAATCTTCTTTGACAAAGTTGTAGTGCCATCCTCTAATCATGTCTAAGTCTTTATCGATGGTCATGACGCAACTAGAATCTTCTGGTAATGAATATGCTTTGATTCCGATAGCATCATCAGCCTCTTGACCTTCTTGGAGTTTAAAGCCCCACTTAGTAATGAGATACTCACGCAGAGAATCGTAATGGACTGGTCTTCTAGCCTCTTTACGATTCCCTTTGTAAGCTTGCTCAGTAGCAATTTCTGATCTGTAGTTTTTCTTCCCTGTCAGATAGCCTTCATAAGAATCTATTCCTGTGACCTTAATCAACCTATCAACAAAATTACCCATCCGAGAAATAGCAAACTTTTCCTCATCAGGTTCATTAGAAGAGAAACCTATACGATAAGTCAGAATATCTCCGTCAATGAGTGCAGTTGCATTATTCATTGACTTAGACAAATTACAATGACTCTTCAGCTACTGGATCAGAAGAAGGAACATACTCAATCAAGTCAGTTATGACTAACTTGTTGATACCTGTTCCCACACCTGTCTTACCCTTCCAGTTGTAAGCATATGGTTTAAGAGTAGCTATTGCTTTGGAGCCATTCTTAATCTTACAAGTGACTGGTGAACCATCAGACAACTCAGCCTTGATCGGATAGTTCTTAGACTTAGCTGTAACGTAAAAGCCTTTGTCATCTTTCTTCTTGACATTGACACCCATCGACTCAAGCTCATCGATAGCCTTTGTTGAGAGGTTACACAAGTCTACCTGATACTTACCACTCATCTCATTAGGTGTGTCAAGAAAAGCCCACATAACATCTGCTTGGACTACTACTGGTTTTAGATTAGCCATGTATTTCCTTTTAGTGTGTTGCTGCCCAATTAGCACCTATTTTAAACTCGCCATCGAGTGGACAACGTAGCCCTAAAGCGAGTCCTGCTTCCTGAATTGCCTGAACGCCTAAACGACCTACAGATTCAGCAAGTTCTTTTGTTGTCTCTATTTGCCATTCATCATGAACATTAGCGACAAAAGAGCCGTGTATTTTACCAGCTTTTAATTTGGAATGTAGTAATACTAAAGCCTTTTTCATAACTACAGCACCAGCTCCCTGAAGCAAAGTGTTAAGAGCAGCGTGCTGAGATCGAACAATTAAACGCCTTCCATCGAGGCTAGGAAGAAAACCTTTCTCAGCTATCCGATTAACTTTTTCTTTTAGCTTATGCAAAGCAGGTGTGTTAGTAAGAAAGCTATCAATTAACTTCTTACCTTCTTTCTCACCACCACCTACAATCTGACCGATCTTAGCTGGTCCAGCTCCATAAAGAAAAGCATAGATAAAAGTCTTGGCTTGATCTCTGTTAGTAAGACCTGCTGCCTTCATGTTAGCTGTGTGGATGTCACCACTCAATATCTCATTAGTGTAATCATCATCACGCATATAGTGAGCAAGCATCCTTAACTCAAGACCAGAAGCGTCAATCCCTACAAGCACATTACCATGCTCTACCGTCCAGCATTCTCTGCACTCTTTACCAAACGGATTACCTACCCTCGGCACTTGAGCCAGATTTGGTTTGCTATGAGTCATGCGTCCTGTCACTGCTCCATTCGTAATCACACGGCAGTGGACTCTGTCGTTCCTGTCAGCGTAATCAATCCACTTCTCCACCTGAGTAATTCTTTTCTGAAGAAGAAGATACTCAGAGATTAGTTTAGCCTCTGGTATATCTATGTTAGACAGAACCTTCTCATCGACAATGACAGAACCTTTTTCAGTGTGCTTGGTAGGTTTCCAACCCAGAGCCATAAGACGTTCTGCTATCTGCTTACGGCTACCTGCATTAAAGACTTCTATCTTGTCCTTC